AGACACCCGGCACGCCATTTTTAAGTGACGTTCGGACCAGCTGATTATACATAATCATCTGGGTGCTCATCGTGAGTGGGACTTGTCGTAAGTATACTGGCGTACACGGTACGCTATCATAGTAATGCTCACCACAACTTTCTCTAAAGAGCGAGTCATAGTGGGACTTTTGCAGATTGAGCGTGAATCCGGCGAAATCAAATGATGATTTGAGTTTCGGGACAATACTTGTCTTGCAAATGATATCGTCTCCATATACAATGACACGGTGATTTTCATCACTGAGATCCGTAACAGCTTGAGTTATAGCCCAGAAAATCAGGGTTTCAAGCTCGAACGTAAATCCATTCCCCATAGCAGAAAACTTAGCTAGGTGTTTGGATTCCCCATCAACGGTTACACGATGGGTTCTTATATCATCAAGGCCTCTCCACCAATCCGGCGGAAGAAGCTGAGCGACCAGCTCAGATGATATCGTGTCACTAGCAGCGCTAAGATCTATAGTGGCCAGGTTATCAACCAGACCCCTACTAGCTGCAACCTGATTCCTCGATTGATCATCGAGAAAAATCCCAACACGGCGCAGACGGTTCCGAATAAATCGGCCGACTCCACCCTGGAGGAATTGATTACAGGTTGGCTCGATCGCTATCAAACGATCGGTCTTGGCGTTCTTAGGTACTGTTACCACCTTGCTCTCCGTAACGAGTTGAAACTCGGACGGAAGAAGTGAGGCCGGTCCACATGCATCAATGCCGCGAGCTCTGAACCAATGAAGGTCAGTGGCCATGGCTAGACGCATGTAGGGTACCGCAGCTTGTGTGATACTTAGCTGTTTTTCAAGCAGCTTGGAACTGAAGTCTACCTCGCCCGAAATGGACGAAGTAACTCCGGGTCCCCACTTACACAATTTAATCCATGATAAATTATAATCACCCAATAACGTCGATATTTTTCGTGCTGCAAGTAACATTACTGCAGACACGCCGTCACCATAAGGTGTTGGACGCCGTAATCGGGAATTAGTATCATGACATTGTTTTTCGGCGGTATGAAACGCCGAAATCGCAGTCGCCTTAAGATCTACCCCAGTCGTGAGACCAGGATATTTCGAAAGGTAGTTCACGACTTGGTAATCATGTCGGAACTTTTCAACTTGCGTTTGTGTATAATCCCGTGGGTCTATGGTTTTCTTCACGATTTGTAGGCTCTCGCCGTACTTAAATCGTAACCACATACCCAACGAGACAGGAGTATTTACACGTTTACAGAGGGAGTAGAACACCCCCTCAACTAAGAAATTAGCTGTAGACATATAATTTATACCTTATATTGTTATCCGTTGACAGGATTGTCAGGCGGAAGGCAATGCGAATCTAGGGAACCCATACTACTTACGCCACATAAATCAATAAGTGTTGTGAAGAGTAACGGGTCAACCCCTAGAATGGTGAGGATCACAATTGTGATCGTACACCAATACTTAATGTTCATTTTAGTGAACGTTAAGTAAGTCTTCGACTAGTGCAGAAGTGACCGCGTCAGCGGCCAGATTCTGGACAAATGCTAGGACATGTTCGCGTGTAGCAAGATCGCTACGCAAAGGTAAAATGAACTCCATGTGACCTCTAGCAACATAGGCGACAGTAGGAGGGGGCGTGAGCCCACTATCTGCTGTACCTAGCGCTTCGAGAACCGGAAGGCTAATGTTCGCTTTAACGCGAACATTTTCCGTGGTCCGGCGCGATGATAGCTTAATGGTTGGAAAACCAATAGCTACACCGCTCGAAACGTCCGCATATTCTGCGGTGCCGTTGCTGTCGATCATTACGGGGGAAAACGTCTTAGCTACAGGTGTAGCCGCGCCGTCGTTAATTGTTATATCAGCTAATGCTGGCATAATGTCATCTCCATTACGGATAGTTTGTAGCTTACAGGATTGCAAACTACGGTTGTCGAATAATTCGACACTCAGATGGCTGAGTTCAGCTAAGTGAGGTTAGCGGGAGGCTTGATAGGCCATCGCTACTACTGACGTCATCTGCGAGTACCCAAGATCGGGTATAGACAGATTAGGTACAGAGATACCTGGTGGGCCCGCTTGGACGAGTCTACGCGAACTTCTCGCGTCGATTACGCCTCGGCAGTTCCACTGGGTACGTGTACTCTTTTTAGGTGGCTTGACATATGGAACAATATAATTGTCAGTGTACCTAAGACGTTGTGTAAGCGTCTGATAGTGGTTACTCAGATAGGCGCTATATCTACGCCTAGCCTCAACGGCCGCTAACGTACCACCAATGTCCATGAACCAGTCGAATACAAAGGAATACGGAAGTATTTCCCATATAACGACTGCAGGGTCCAACGACGTGAGTCGTTGCAAGGTATCCGCAGGCGGAACCTTGAGCATCGCGCCATATTCGCAGCGGTATGAGTCTTCAACATCGACCCATCCCGCATTGTTTATGTCGGTACGCTTACTCTGTGATGCACTTTTCCTGGCTTTCACCGGGACAGATGCACCTAACTTGCGAGCTTCATAGTTTGCAAGATCATGGATGGTCTTAAGTGTTGGTGCTACTCCATAAATACCTTGGAGAAACAGACCCGACGCAGTATCTGCCGGGTTTTTACCTGCACGAAGGACGGTTTTCTTAAAATCCTTTTTCAAGGAGATAACCGTTCGTACCACTTGTTGAACCAACGCGGTGGTTTGTCCGACTTCGACCAGATCCTGTGCCAAGTTGATACCGGTATCGGTACACTTGTCATAGAATTTCAAAGCACATTCAGAAATGACTGTGTTATGGTGGTCGACGTCGGGAACAGCAGTCTTACGTGGAGCTTGATATCCATCGGACGTAATATGAGACGTTAAAACTGTCTCATTAGATCGATGGGTGTACCACACATACTTGTCACCATGGAGATATTTAACATATTCCTTGGTGTAAAAGTACCCGGTTGGGACATCAGCGGTTGCTGACATTCCATCGGTGTGGATCTCAAAATCCTCTTTCTTAGATAAAACTAAGGAAGTGGCCGGAACTCCAGGGTCACCTGTCCATTTATTATATGGACGGACGACCTGGAGTCCATTTTCCGACGTAAGATCTGTTCTAATCATAGTAACATCCTCTCGATTGATAATCGTAGAGAAGCCTACGAAAGTAGGCTTCCCCCCC